ACAACGGGCAACACAGGACGTGGTATGAGTATCTCGCTACTATACTGTGACGAGTTTGCGTTTGTGCAACCTAATATTGCTGAAGAATTTTGGACTTCAATATCGCCTACACTAGCAACAGGTGGTAGAGCTATTATTACATCAACACCTAACTCAGACGAAGATACATTTGCTACTATTTGGAAACAAGCAGAACAAAAGTTTGACGAACACGGCAACGAACAGGAAGTAGGCATCAACGGCTTTCATAGTTTTGTTGCAAGCTGGGACGAACATCCTGACAGAGACGAAAAGTGGCGAGACGAAGAAATAGGACGTATTGGCGAAGAAAAGTTTAGACGTGAGTACGGTTGTGAGTTCTTAGTATTCGATGAAACACTAATTAATTCAATTAAACTTGCTGTAATGGAGGGAGAATCACCGATACTCAATATGGGTCAAACACGCTGGTATAAAAAGCCATCGCCGAGCTATACATATGCAGTAGCACTTGATCCTAGTATGGGTACAGGTGGAGATAATGCTGCTATACAAGTATTTGAATTACCTAGCTACGAACAAGTAGCAGAGTGGCAACATAATACAACTGCTATTCCTGGACAAATCCGAGTTCTCAGTGACATCTGTAAATATATTGCCGATGAAATTAAAAACCCAACAGGCATTTATTGGAGTGTAGAAAACAACGGAATCGGCGAAGCATGTTTGCTAGTCATTAATGACTTCGGTGAAGAAAACATTCCAGGCCTGTTTGTAAGTGAGCCTATGCGTAAAGGACATGTAAGAAAGTTCCGCAAAGGGTTTAATACTACGCACAGTACAAAAATTACAGCATGTAGTCGTTTAAAAACTATGATCGAAAACGACAAAATGACAATTAAAAGTAAACCTTTGTTGTCAGAGTTAAAAGGATTTGTTGCAACAGGATCAAGCTATCAAGCCAAGTCGGGCATGACAGATGATTTAATTAGTGCTACATTACTTGCTATTCGCATGATGGCAGTACTCAAAGACTGGGATCCGAGGATCTATAATACATTTACACAAGCAGAACAGGACGACGATTATGATCCTCCGATGCCTATTTTTATTAGCGGTTATTGATAAATATTAATATGAAGAATCTTAACAACATTGCAGAAGAACTGTTTAACAAAATTCGCGGTCGCTTTCCTAAAGTAACTATTGGCGATGCAGATAGTGTGATCACTAACGAGCCAGGCGAAGGTAGATTTTTTGACTTCGAAATGAACAACGGTGAAAAAGTTAACGTTAGCATTGACGAAGACAAACTAACAGTTATGTATAATAATAAAATGTCTGCAAAAGATGCTTGGTATGATTTTTTAAGAGAATTGCGTCAGTTTAGCAAAAAGCGTATGCTAGACTTTGACACTAGAGATATTACCAAAGCTAACTTAGACAAGAGCGATTACGAATACTTGTCTAAGGAGCGCAGCGGAGAGACAACAATGAGCGAGTCAAAAATGTACGGTACAAGTAGAACAAGTTTTCAAAACATTGGCAATGCAAGAATGGTGGTAAAACATTCAGCACCAGTTAATCAAGAACTAGCAAGTGGACGCAGTCAAAAAATCCACAGCATTTACGTTGAAAACGAACAAGGTGAAAGATTTAAATATCCCTACAAACATTTGAACGGTGCTCGTGCTGTTGCTAGACACGTTGCCGAAGGCGGAAATTTATATGACGATATCGGACAACACATTGTAGGACTATCAGAAGAATTAAACAAACTACGCAAGTTTAAAACATACATGAATCGCTCAACTGTTATGGCAGAAGGCCTATCAGGTTACATGGATGTTGTATTTGACCGTATTGCGACAGTTAAGAAAACTATCGAGTCACTACAAAAAGAAAATTCATACAAACAGTTTGTTGAGACATTTGAACCAAAAGATAGTGTAGAAGTACCAGAAGACGTACAAAGCGATTGGATTGATCAACTTACTATTCGACAGTTTAACGAAGAATTAAAAGATGTATTTCCTTATGTATACAAACTAGTAAGTGAAGCAAATGCTGTACAAGAACTAGGTCCAGATGAACTAGAAGAAGTAGCAGGACCAAAAGATTGCTGGGATGGTTATAAAAAAGACGGCACACAAGCTGGCACAGGTAAGAACAAAGGCAAGCGTGTAAACAAGTGTGTTCCAGAAGAAGGTGAACTAGAGCAAGGCTTTGAAGAAATGATGGGCCAGTTTAGCGAAACTAAGGCAGAAGAAGGTAGAGACATTAATCAAAGCCCTGAAGTATTAAAACTTATCATCAGAGACTTAAAAGATCTAAAAGCACAAAAGGCAAAATTTAAGAAAGGCGGTTACGATGAGGATGTTGCTATGATCCAGTCGCGAATCGACGACATTTTAGACATTGCAGATATAGCTAAGAAAGGCGGTTATCTAGACAGTCTAGACACAGCAGTACAAGATATTGCTGCAGAATACTATGACAAAGCAGGTGTTGAGCTAGAAGGTGACGAGATTACACTTGAAAAAGAACAAAAGACACCATTAGGCGAGTTTATTCTATCGTACTTTGATCGTGAATCAGGACAGTTTCCAAAAGGAGAAACTGCTGTACTAACTATGATCGAAAAAGACTACGGTGAAAAGTTTATTGAACCTGCTAAACAGTTTATTGAAGCAATCAATAATAAGATTGCAGAAGTAATGGGCTATAAAGATGCTGAAGTAGTTGAAAGCGAGTCCGAAGCAGTTGAATTTTTAAAATATTTGAAACAAGATCCATCATACTTCCCAGGTGCTGATATTGAAAAAACTGCCAACGGTATGGTAAAGATATTAGCAAGCAACGGTGAAGAAGTTGCACAAGTTGATGTTAAAACAGGCGACATCTATCTTGCAAACGGAGATGACTACAATATTGCAGATGAAGAAAATGCAGAGCAAACTCTTCAGACAATGTATGCAGAAATCAACGGCAAAGAAACTGACATGGAAGAAGCTGGTTATGATGACGGCGGCGCAAAAGTTTTGGAAAAACTACTACAGGGTATTACTAAAGACTTTGTTAATGGTGACGACAGTGCAGCTCAAGAAATGGTAGATATGCTTAAGAAGCATTCGCCGACAACGATGGACAAAGTTGCAGACATGCTTGAGCAACAAGCAAAAAAACTTACTAAGAAAACATTTGGTATTTTTGATAATCCGCTAAAGAAAACTCCTGCAAGTAATGCAGCAGACAGAATGACTATTTTAGCAGATTATATTAGATCAAAGGCAACGCAACCAGCGATGCAGAAAGAAGACATTAAACTAAACGATGCTGATAAAGCAGTCATGCAAAAACTAACCGGCATGATCAAACAAAAGCAAAAAGAAATGCAAGACGCAAGAAAAGGCGGCTACGACGAAGACGTAAGAATGATTGCAAGCCAACTAGAAGATTTCTATGCTATTGCTGAACTAATCCAAGGTAAGAGACCAATGGGATTAGATACATCAGTAATGGATCTAGTACATGACATGTACGACGAAGTTGGCGGAAAGTTTGACGAAGGCAACGAAGAACTAGATAGAATTAGAGGATTAGCCGGACTTTAAAAGTTTCGGCTAACTTCTTAAAATAATTTAGCATTTCAGACTTGACATGCTAAGTAAACGAGTGTAGTATATAACATGTGCTACACAATTAAAGGCACAAGAACAACACAGTGTTGTTCTAACATAGGCAAACATTATAGGAGAAAAGGCACTATGGCATCATTAGCAGAAATCCGAGCAAAGCTCAAAGAACAAGAAGCAGGCGCTTCCGGTAACCGTCAGTCAGGCGGTGGTGACAACGCAATTTACCCATTTTGGAATATTAAAGAAGGCGAAACAGCAACGCTTCGTTTCCTTCCTGATGGCAATGCAACCAACGATTTTTTCTGGGCAGAACGTTTGATGATCAAACTTCCGTTCTCAGGAGTCAAAGGTGACACTAGCTCACGTCCTGTACAAGTACAAGTACCATGTATGGAAATGTATGGCGAAAGCTGTTCAATTCTAAATGAAGTACGCGGTTGGTTTAAAGACGCAAGTCTTGAAGACATGGGTCGCAAGTACTGGAAAAAGCGTTCTTACATTATGCAAGGCTTTGTAACAGATAACCCGCTGACCGACGATAATACTCCGGAAAACCCAATCCGTAGATTTATTATTGGTCCACAAATCTTCCAGATTATTAAGCAGTCATTGCTTGATCCAGATATGGAAGAATTGCCAACAGATTACACAGCAGGTGTAGACTTCCGTCTCAACAAGACATCGAAAGGCGGATATGCAGACTATGGCACATCTAACTGGGCACGTAGAGAGCGTCCATTAGGTGACGCAGAAATGAATGCAATCAACACACACGGCTTATTTAATCTGTCAGACTTCCTACCTAAAAAGCCAACTGACGTTGAAATTAAGGTAATGCAAGAGATGTTTGAAGCAAGTGTTGACGGCGAACCATACGATCCAGATCGTTGGAGTCAGTACTTCCGCCCAGCAGGTATGCAAGCACGTACAGGTGATCCTACACAAACAGCAAGCCCACAGGCAACTGCTGTAAGTCAAAGCGCACCTACTCCTGCACCAACGCCAGAGACAGCACCTGCTCCAGTAGCAGAGGCAGCACCTGAGCCAACTCCAGCACCAGCGGCTGAAACGGCCCCTGCAGAAGGTGGTGGCGCACAAGACATTCTTGCAATGATCCGCGCACGTCAAGGACAATAAGAGCAAGCATATTGGGTTGCATTTAACAGATGCAACCCTTTTAGTTTGCCCAGCTTTTTAGATTAGGAGAATAATATGGCGAATAAATCATTCGATCCAACGAAGTTTCGTAATTCGTTGACAAAAAGTATTCAAGGTATGAGTGCAGGATTTAACGATCCAACTGACTGGATTAGTACAGGCAACTTTGCACTTAACTATTTGCTTAGTGGAGATTTTCAAAAAGGAATTCCACTAGGTAAAGTGTCAGTATTTGCTGGCGAGTCAGGCGCAGGTAAGTCGTACATTGTATCAGGTAACATTGTTAAGAGCGCACAAGAGCAAGGTATTTTTGTTGTATTAATTGACTCAGAAAACGCACTTGACGAATCATGGCTACATGCACTAGGTGTAGAAACTACAGAAGATAAGATTCTTAAACTTAACATGGCTATGATTGATGACGTTGCTAAAACCATTAGTACGTTTATGAAAGACTATAAAGCTATGCCAGAGGAAGACCGTCCTAAAGTATTGTTTGTAGTTGACAGTTTGGGTATGCTTATGTCACCGACTGAACTTAATCAGTTCGAAGCAGGTGATATGAAAGGTGACATGGGGCGTAAAGCTAAAGCACTTAAGGCGCTTGTAACTAACTGTGTTAACATGTTCGGTGCACACAATGTAGGCATGTGTGTTACTAACCATACTTATGCATCGCAGGATATGTTTGATCCAGATGATAAGATCTCAGGCGGTTCGGGCTTTGTGTATGCAAGTTCAATGGTTGTAGCAATGAAGAAGCTAAAACTAAAAGTAGACGCAGACGGCAACAAAACATCTAAAGTACACGGTATTAGAGCGGCGTGTAAGGTAATGAAAACACGTTATGCTAAACCGTTCGAAGGTGTACAAGTAGAAATTCCATACGAAACAGGTATGGATCCTTATAGCGGCTTGTTTGACTTGTTCGAAGCAAAAGGCTTACTAGAGAAACAAGGCAACCGCTACAAGTATATTACTAGTACAGGTGAAGAAATGCTTGAATTCCGCAAAGCATGGACAGGAGAAAAACTAGACATTGTTATGGCAGATTTTGCTGCTAAAGAATCTATCTTAGAAGAAGAAGAGGTAAATACCGCTGATGAAGAATCTATGATAGAGGAACAAGAATAACAATGGACAATAGCTCTACTATTAGTGAAACTTGGATGATGTTTAAAGAACATCTAGATAAAAAACACGTTGAAGCAGCCGCTGAAAAATATATTGATCTTTGTGCCGACTTTGGTGCAGACGATGTCATTCTTAAAGAATGCTTTGGCAATTGCGATATGTTAGATGCAGCAATTCGTTACTATCTAGATATTGATGAGGACATTGACGAAGATTACGATTGGGATTAATATATGGGATGGTATAGTCAAGTATCACGCGACATTAGTAAAATTCCTGATGCAGTAGCACACTTTGAAGTACAACTTGCAGAAGCAAAAAAGGAATGTAAACTTACAGGTAATGTCGAACGTGCCGCCGCAGAAATGCCAGGCATCGTAGAGCATCGTTTTAATCAGTTACAAGAAATTGAAGCAATCCTTAACTACTTAAATATCGAGCTGCGTAGATTGCGCAGCTCGTACTTTAAGAAATATCTTGAAAACTATCAACGAGCTCTGTCTAGCCGTGACGTTGAAAAATACGTTGACGGTGAGGCAGACGTTGTTGACTACGAAAAGATTATCAACGAGTTTGCTCTTATGCGCAACAAATGGCTGGGTGTGCTTAAAGCACTTGATCAAAAGCAATGGCAAATTACTAACGTTGTTAAACTTAGAGTTGCTGGCATGGAAGATGCCTCATTATGATTGAAGTAGGTAATTGGATAACTATTGACGGTGACATAAGTCTTAAAACTGCTGAACGCAGAGGAAACGGCAATGTAGCTAATTATCAAGTAGAGCAAATAAATTTAGCTGTCAGGCATTGTAAACAAACTAGACTTGCAGTTGATGTTGGAGCACACGTAGGTATTATATCTTATCAACTTTCTAATATTTTTGATAGTGTAGAAAGCTTTGAAATTAATCCAGATTTATTTCCGTGTTTAGAAGAAAATATTAAAAGACAAAAATGTAATAACGTATTATTACATCCGGTTGGATTAGGTCACGAGCAATCACTAGTTAATATTACTCGTAAGCCGAAAACTTTAGGAACACATGTTACTCCGAACAGTAAAGGAGATATTCCTATACGCACACTTGATTCTTTTAATTTAGACAATGTAGATTTTATTAAAATAGACGTTGAGGGATTTGAAACAAATGTGATTAAAGGAGCATTTGAAACAATTCGTCGTTGTCGTCCTGTTATAATGTTTGAATGTAAAGATCACGGAAGCCGATACGGTTTTAGAAATATTGAACCTCTTACAACGTTGCGTCCATTAGATTATATTAAATACGAGTATGCCGACATGCAGCGTAAGAATATAATAATAGGACCTAAAAAGATTGTTTAGATTGCCAAATATTGAAGGAGATCTGCCACAACACAAACATATCGTGTATTTTAGTTGTGACGATATCTATTATCAAAATTATGGTCTTGCACTAATCAAAAGCATTTTAAATCAAATTCCTTGGATAACTATACATTGTCATTTATTGCTAAAAAATGATGTAAGTCTTTATAAGCATAAACGAATTTCTTATACATTCGAAAGAATTACTGAAAGTTTTATTAAAAATATTCCCGAAGGTAAAATAGTTAAAAATGGACAAAAGAAAGATAAATTAACAGTGTATTATAGCTGTGCAAGATTTTTGCAAATACACAAGTTATTTAAACCTCACCAGCATGTCTTACAAATTGATTGCGATAGTTTATTATTTAAAGAGTTTAATCAAGAAGCGTTTCAGTCAATAACGCATACTGTAAAATGTATGCGTAAACCAAAACGCCCAGAAATTATTATTGCAAGTGCGTTAAGTTTAGGAACAGGTGAAAAAGGACAATCTTTTAGAGAACAATTGTCTGATAAATTGTATAAGAAGATAAGTGAATACGGCGCATACTGGTTTGTTGATCAAGACGTATTACAAGACATATTTAATAACAGTAACTATACAGATATGCCTTTACTATGGAATACTTGGAGTTTCAAAAAGAAGGACGCATATTTTAGAACAGGCAAAGGTAATAAAAAAGAATCAAACCTGTTTCAAATAGAACTAGAAAAATGGAAAGGAACAACCTATGGCAAAAAACTTCCCTAAAGGTCACAAACATTTAGGCGGGCACGAAATGAAAACCCATATAGATCAAGGAATCTTAGAATTTGCTATTAATACACTAAAAGTTAAAACTATGATCGATGTCGGTTGCGGACCCGGAGGAATGGTAGAGTTAGGTAGAGAATTAGGAATTGATTCTTATGGAATAGACGGCGACTTTAGATTAGAAAGAAAATATCCTGAAAAGTATTATTTACAAGACTTCACAAAGGGTAGTGTAGATATAGATAAAACATTTGATCTTGCATATAGTTGTGAATTTGTCGAACATGTCGAAGAAAAATATTTAGACAATTTTATGAAAGCATTCCAGAAAGCAAACTTAGTTATAATGACATACGCTCCAGAAGGAACACCTGGACATCATCATGTAAATTGTAGATCTGAAAACTATTGGATTAGCACTTTTAAAAATTACGGATTTAAATTTGATCAAAGTTTAACGAATAGTATAAGGTCTGTTAGTACTATGGAGAGAGACTTTATAAGAGAAAATGGATTGTGTTTTAAAAATGAAACTTGAATTTGGATGTGGTGAAACTCCTACAAAAGCAGGATTTAAGACTTGTGATATTCGCAATTTACCCGGGATAGATTATGTTTGTCCTGCATGGGATATTGATAAACAAGTAAAAGAAAACAGTGTTGATGAAATTTTTTCTAGACATTTTTTTGAACATTTAACTTTTGCACAAGGAGAAAAACAGTTAGAGGTCTGGCACAAAATTTTAAAGCCGGGAGGACTATGCGAAATAGTATTACCTAACTTAACATTTCATTTAAATCAGCTAACTAATCACAGAAATAACACAAAGCAAGTAAGACATGCACTAGCCGGACTATGGGGTTGGCAACGAGGTGTTTTTGACGATACGTGGGATATACATAAAAGCGGCTACGATAAAGATTTGCTAACATCGATTCTTGAGAAAAAGGGTTTTAAAAACATTATAAGCTTAGAACCAATAACTTCTCCTCATTTACATATTAAAGGGATTAAATGAAAGGGATTATTGTAAAGCATGCTAAATGGAAAAAAGTTTGGCAAGCACAGTCTTTAATCGAATCTACTAAACAAGATCAACTAATACCTATTGAATATAGCGATTTAGATGCAATTAACTGTGATTTTATACTACAAACAGGAATGCCAAACGAAGCAAAAAAATATATAGACCATGTATATGAAGGTATTCAAAAAAAGAATAAACCTATATTAATAAAAGAATTACCAGTTTTACGGTCAGCTAATGGCATTAGTGTGCATCCCAAGGGTGTGCCCTTTGAAAAACAATGGTATCGATTTAGTTGGAATCATTATTTTGCAGACACAGGCATTCATCCTTACGATCCTAGTTATAATCGTTGGCAAGAATTAAGTAATACTTATAATATACAAGTTCATGATTGGAACCGCAGGGGCAATGCTATATTATTTAATTGTCAATTATACGGCGATAGTGCATTAACACGAATATGGGACAACGGCAAACAATATGAAGATGTTGTATTTGAAGCTATTGAAAAAATTAAACTTGTTACTGATCGTCCTATTATTATTCGCGAGCATCCTAAAGATACTAAAATGAAAGTTATCTTAAGAAACAAATATAAAGATGATAATAGAGTTACAATTTCTTTATTACCAGACTTGTATGACGACTTTAATAGATCTTGGTGTACTGTAACTTATAATAGTACTAGTTGTGTAGAATCTGTTTTATATGGAATTCCGGCTTTTACATTAGATCCTAGTGCATTAAGTTATTCTTTAATACCTAATACATTAGATGATATTGAAAAAACTATAGAACCTGATAGAGAAAGCTGGTGTAATAAAATAGCCTTTATGCAATGGTCAGGAAAAGAAATGCAGGACGGTTATGCTTGGCAATTACTTCGCCAGATAATGCCTCAAGATAACAAACAATAATAAACTGCATACATAAATATCTACATGAGCAAAGTAGTATTAGTTACAGGTGGCTTTGATCCACTACATTCAGGACATATAGAATATTTTAGAGCAGCACGAGAACTTGGTGAACACTTAGTTGTTGGTGTAAACAGTGACGAATGGCTTACACGCAAGAAAGGCAGACCGTTTATGCCCTTTGAAGAACGTGCCGCTATCATCAAAGAACTAGGCTGTGTAGATGAAGTTATTGGATTCGATGACGATGACGACAGTGCATGTAGTGCAATAGGTTTTGTATTAGCAACCAAAGGTAGCAGTTGGAAACTGTTGTTTGCTAATGGAGGCGATAGAACCAATACCTCAACACCCGAATACACTGCATGGAAAGATCATCCGGATGTAGAATTTGCGTGGAGAGTAGGCGGCAGTAACAAAGCTAACAGCAGTAGTTGGATACTCGACGAATGGAAAACACAAAAGACAGAACGTGATTGGGGCTACTGGCGTGTGCTAGATGATAAACCAGAAAAGGGTTACAAAGTAAAAGAACTTGTAATCTATCCTGGCAAAAGCCTAAGCGACCAACGACACTTTAAACGTAGCGAACAATGGACTGTTCTCGAAGGTGTAGTCAAAATGGAAACAGAGTGGGAAGGTAGATACGACATTGTTCATCTACAACAACACTCAATGCCGTATGAAATAGGCAAAAAAGTCTGGCATCAAGCAAGCAATCCTAACGGAGAAAATGCACACATTCTTGAAATACAACGAGGAGAGTGCTACGAAGAAGACATCGAAAGACGAGACATTAAAAACAGAAAGATAGTAGAATGAAAGTATTTGTAGGATATGATCCAAGAGAAGATATTGCTTATCAAGTATGTAAGCATAGTATCTTAACAAAACAACCAGAAGCAAATGTACGTCCACTAGTGCAAAAAGAACTGCGAGACGCCGGCTGGTATACACGACCGAAAGATAAACTTGCAAGTACAGAGTTTACATTTACACGCTTCTTAGTACCAGAACTTGCTAACTTCAAAGGATGGGCAGTGTTTATGGATTGCGATATGATCCTTACCACTGACATCAAAGAACTGTTTGATCAAGCAGACGACAAGTATGCTGTTATGTGTGTACAGCACGATTACACACCCAAAGAAGGCATGAAGATGGACGGACAAAAGCAAACTGTCTATCCACGCAAGAACTGGTCAAGTGTTGTACTGTTTAACTGTGCGCACCCTAGTAATGCTAGACTTACACAGGACATGGTAAACGATCCAGAACTTAATGGTGCATACTTTCATAGATTCAGCTGGCTTAAAGACGAAGAGATTGGCAAGTTAGATCATACATGGAACTACCTAGTAGGTGTGTACGATGACATTGAAACTCCTAAACTAATACACTACACAGAAGGCGGACCGTGGTTTGAAAACTATAGAAACTGCGAGTTCAATAAACTTTGGAAAGACGAACTACAGGACATGATGAATGGCTAAGATGTTAGGCCTTGATAGCAGCGACGAAATGGTAAGATTGTGGCTGCATGGCACAGCTGGACAAGTAATTGCCAAAGAACAAATTGATCACTATCCTATTGATGTCCCAGTTGCGTTTCGTAGTATGTCTAAACGAAAAATTATTAAAGATTGTTGGAAAACTAGACGAGACTTTTACTATATCGACAACGGATACATCGGTAATGCACAAAAGAAAAAATGGTACTATCGAGTTGTAAAAAATAATGTACAACATGTTGAGAAAATTGTTGATGTTCCTAAAGATAGATTTGACAGAATGTTAGAAATACATCCGTGGATGAAATATAATGGACAAAAATCTCGACCAGACAATGGCCCTATATTATTAGTTACACCTAGTGGCAAGCCAGGTGCGTTTTATGGAGTTAATAGAGAAGATTGGTTAGAAACAACAATTACTGAAATTAAAAAACATACTGATAGAAAAATTATTATCAGAGACAAAGGTCTACGTAGCGAGAGAGTAGGCGGAAATAACATTGCATCACAGTGTGCAAGAGACGGCATTTGGGCACTAGTTACATATCAAAGTATAGCAGCACTAGAAGCAATACACTACGGCATTCCTGCCTTTACAATGGCACCAACAGCAACACAACATCTTGCTAATACAGACCTAAGTCAAATAGAAACACCAATGTATCCAGATGAACTAGAATTTAAAAAATTATTAAATTACCTTGCATACTGTCAATATACTCCAGGTGAACTAGGAAGCGGTTTAGCATATCGCTTAATTAAGGAATTAGATTTATGAGTATATCTGTTAATGCATATCTTCGAGGCATTCCTCCCGGTAATAAGAATCCAGAAAAGCCTAGACTGTTAGAATATTTTATCGAAGGCGTTAATCGCAGCGGCGATCAGGGAGTGATAGTTAGAAATTATCATCATTATGCAAGTGATATTGCTGTACTACAAGGATTTGTACATCCGGAAAGTAAACATGTTCCGCATTTGAATCTAAGAAGAGACGTATTAGAAAATCAAAAAGCAGCAGGCAAACGTACCATTATTGCTGATGCTAATTTATTTTTATATGCAGATCCGGGTAACACAAAGACATATCTACGCTATAGCTATGACGGTATTTTTCCTAGCACAGGAGAATATTGCTGGGATCCAGTAGACGGTGATAGATGGAGTCAACTCAGCAAAGACTTAGGCATACAATTGAAACCATGGAAGAAAGCTAGTGCCGGCGGGAATATTCTTATTTGTTGCCAAAGAGACGGTGGCTGGAGTATGGGAGGCACAGGTATTATACAATGGCTACATCCTTTAATACTTAGAATACGAAGAAATAGTGATAGGCCTATTGTAGTAAGATTTCATCCAGGTGATAAAAAACAAAGAGATCATTATAAAAAAATATCTCGTATACCTTATAAGAATGTAAGTATAAGCGATCCGAGAAAACCTCTTATGAGTGAACTAAATGATGCGTATTGTATGATAAATCATAATAGTAGTCCAGCAGTAGCAGCAGCAATTGAAGGAGTACCAATTTTTGTTTTAGATCCTAAAAACAGTCAGGCAGCTGACGTTGCACATAATGATGTAAGAGAACTCGAAAATTTAAGAATATACGACAGAGAACCTTGGATTAAAAAAATTGCAATGAGTCATTGGAGACTAGACGAATTAAAATCAGGCATGGCATGGCAACACATGAAGAAATGGGCTAACAAATGAGCGTAACAGTAGTAACAACATTCCACGAAGAAGGTATGCAAAAATACGGACAGCGATTTATCGACAGCTTCGCTGAACGTGTGGACAACAAGATTAAGCTAATGGTGTATGCAGAAGACTGTACACCTGAAGCAAAAGGTCCACACATTGATATCTATGATGTTAATCACAACTTACCTAAACTAGTTGCGTTTAAAGAACAATGGAAAGATGTTCCAAAAGCAAACGGCAAGTGTCCAGAAGACATCAAAGCAAGACGTCCGAGAGACTGGCACAAAGAATTTAAGTGGGACGCAATACGTTTTAGTCATAAAGTATATGCAATCTTTGATGCTGCACAAAAAGTTGATACTGATTGGTTAGTGTGGATGGACGCCGACACATTTGTACACAGCAATATTTCTTATCACGAATTTGTAGAGCTGTTGCCCAAAGACAAGTGGCTTACATATGTAGGTAGAGGCAAAGGATCTAACACTTGGCCAGAGTGCGGATTTTACGGATTAAATCTAAAACACAACATGTGTCAAAAGTTTTTAACAGAATTTGAAAGAATGTACAACGATGCTGATAATGGGATTTTTACCTTGGAAGAATGGCACGATAGTTTTGTGTTTGGACACATACTTAACAATCTAAAAAAGATTGATCCAAACGTACTAGACTATACTGCAAACATTGTCAACCGCAATGCCAAAACTGGCGGCGGAGGTCATCCTTATATTAATTCTGTGTTAGGTACATGGTTTGATCACATGAAAGGCGATCGCAAGTTTGTAGGCAAGAGCAAAGAAAAGGACCTTGTGCAGCACAGACCAGAAGCGTATTGGAATGAAGTTTAGTTTATGGAGGAAATATGGAGCACTCAACAGTGAGCCAGTTTTTAATGCTTTTGCTGCTGGTGCCGCCAGTCTTGGTTGGCATTGCGTTGACAATGACCCTACTGCTGATGTGGATGTCATTTGGAGTGTTCTGTGGAATGGTCGAATGTCTCAGAATAAAGATATATGGGACAGGGCACGTTCGCAATCCAAACCGGTGGTGGTCTTAGAAGTAGGTGGTATTAAAAGAGGAACAACATGGAAGGTAGGATTAAATGGGATTAATAGAGATGCTTTTTTCGGTGATGCTGGGAACGATAGTAGGCGTAGCGATCTACTTGGCCTTAGACTAAAGCCTTGGCGCACTGACAGCGAATTTATTCTTATAGCAGGACAACACGAAAAGAGCGAACAGTGGCGTAATCAACCTCGCATGAGTCGATGGGTCATGGACACTATTGAAAACATACAAGCACACACAGACCGTCCTATACTGTTCCGTCCCCATCCTAGATGTAGATTAGAAGCAATAGAAACACAATACAAAAACGTATATCGTCAAGAACCAACTCAAATACCCGGCACATATGATGACTTTGATATGAACTTTGAAAATATATATTGCACAGTAAGTTGGACTAGTAACCCAGGCATACACAGTGTAATAGAAGGCATACCAGCATATACTAGTCACAGTAGTCTTGCCTGGGACGTTAGTATTAAAAGCCTTACAAACATCAACAATCCTCCCTTACCAGATAGAACACAATGGCTAAACGACTACGCCTGGACAGAATATACTGTCGATGAAATCTCTCAAGGTATCCCACATAAACGCTTGACAAGTAAGCTTTTTTAAGTTATAATTAACTTATGAAAAATGCAGCTAACACTATTGAAGATCTACTCGAAGTTCTTGCAGGATTGCAAGGACAAGCAAAAATGCAAATTGAATCTAGTGATGCAACTATTATGCATAGTATTGCTAGGCAGTCTTTTAAAGGTACTGCACTAACGGATAGACAGTATGCACTTATGAAAGAAAAGTTGCAAGCATATCGCAATCAGTTTACAGCGTTAGACTACGAGTTTGATCGTGCAATTGATTCTTTGCGGCAACCTTTGCGGCAAATAGATCGTAGCAAATATATTAAAATTGTAGACTATCCCGAAAATGTAGTTTATGAATCTAGCGATAAAGGAAAATACATCAAAGTAAGATTTCCGTTTAGTAAAAAATTAATCATGTTAATTAATGATATCCAAAAACGGGATGGAGATTATTATCATGAAAAGGGATCACATTCGCATTTCTTTAGACTAACCGAACGAAATGTATACGATATTCTGTCTGCATTTAAAGAAAAGAGCTTTGACATTGATCAAGAACTTGTTGATTTGTACAAAGAACTTGCAGAGTTAGAATCTAATAAACACGAATATGTTCCAGGAGTGTACAACGGAGAATTAAGAAATATTCCAGATAATGCAATAGCTGCTATTAAAGATCATGCAGAGCCGAATAATTTACTACAGTATTACGATCGTAGATACTTGTTTGGTCTAAAACATTTTGATAGCGAGTTAGAGCAAATTTTAAATTTAGCAAATCCTCTAACAGCAAAAATTGCAAAAAGATCTTCTAGTAAAATTATTGTTAAACCTTCAACACATTCTCTAAACGACTTGATGTCTAGTTTATATGATTTAAATCGATTTCCTTTGCTTGTAGTTTTAAACGATAGTAATGCTATTAACATGTTGTCTTTAATGCATAGAGCACTTAAAAATATTATCCCCGCTGAAGATATTAGTGTAATGTTTAGATTGGATAGTAATACTGGTGCAGAATTTAATGAGTTTATTAGAGATAACAAACTAAACAATTTGGTTGCAAAAAATACAAAAGTAGTGTATATTAATAGTAATAAAGTTCCTAAGCCTTTAGTAAATTCTGGATGGAAACCTTACACAAGTCTAAGGTTTGATTCAGATCATTTTAAGCAAGCAGCTAAGTTTGTAGACGGGCTAGATATAAACATTGAGTATGTTGAAGAACCTAGTTACTTTGGTAGATACGGTCTCGGAAAGAGGTATAATTTAATTTAATGGCGTCATGTAAACTAATAATTGAAGATGAAGTGAACATCAAAATAGAAGGACTTGAAGTAGACGTTCGTCGTAAGCTGGCAAACGCTCTTAAGTTTGAAGTTCCTTATGCAAAGTATATGCCGCAATATAAACTGGGTCGCTGGGACGGCAAGGTTGCATTCTTTGGTATTGGCGGTACAGGCTATGTTAATCACCTTGACACTATTGTAGAAGTGCTTGCTAAGAACAATGTACAGATTGTAGATATTGATGACAGACGACATCCTGTACAGTTCGACTTTCCGGAAGTAACAGAAAACTACTGGAAGGACCAAGGTATAGTATGGCCGGCAGGTCATCCAGCAGAAGGCGAAGATATTATTCTACGTGACTATCAAGTAGAAGCAATCAACAACTTTATTAAGAATCCACAGAGCTTGCAACAGATTGCTACTGGTGCAGGTAAAACTATTACCACAGCAACGCTGTCACACATAAGTGAGCCGTATGGTAGAAGTCTTGTGATTGTTCCTAACAAGTCG